CGCCACTCTCCTGAGGCACTGAAATTGGGCGAATTAGAAGGCAACCAAAAGGTGCCTCTTAATGTGCCAAAGCGGGCCGACACGCGGCGCTGGCAGACAATTTGGATGGTCCCTGAATCAACGCTGCATCTGATGCTTCTGCGGGGGAACTCGCCTCAGACTGAGCCTTTCCGTAAGTGGGTCACAGAGGAGGTCCTACCGACCATCCGCAAGACAGGCAAGTACGACGCCGAGCAGTCCACCAATCCAGTAGCACAGAGCGTGATGGATGAGCTGAAGACCCTGCGCGGTGAAGTCAGTGAGCTGAAGACCCTTCTTGAAGCATTGGTGTCGCGTCCTCTTGTTATGGAGAGCGCCCCAACCGTCAGCATGTATTTAGACGCTGAAGTACACACCGAACGCGTTTGGCGCCACTTCAACCGAACGCTACTCATCGAGCTGTGCGAGCTGAAGAGCCTCAGCACTCCCATAGCCGACAAGCTCAAGCCCGCCGTTTTACTGAACCTCGAGGTAGCCATGTTGGCCCTCTGGAATTCCACAGATCACCGCAAGTTGAAGACTGAGCTGTCCGCTACTCAGAAGCGGCCGTGGGCATTGTTCCCGTTGGATTTCCTGAAGAAGAACATGAATCGCGAGGCCTACACAGTCGCGCTGGAGAAAACCCTTAACGAGAAGCTTTCTAAATGAACAACGGACAAAACCACGTACTGAGCAAGGCTGTGACGGCCTTCTCTTCCCTCGACAAGTACCACAAAGACCTTCGCGATGTTCTCGACATCTTCAAGGAAATGGCAGGCCACGCAGAAGAGGTCGAGCCGCTGAGTGCAGCCGATTACACGCAGTCTTCGGACTGGGCCAAGGCGCTCCAAGTGGTCACCCATCACGGCCATGGCGTCTATTCCTTTCCGTACCTCTCAGAGGCGTTCTGCAAGGACCTCATGCTTGAGCTGGATTGCATGGAGTACAGCGTGAACGAGGAGGAGCCAGTAGAGGCGCAGATTCCTGAAGTCACCTTTCTGACTGAGTGCCGCCCGTTGTTTGACTGCCTGTACAGCCTCTGGGCAAACGCGGCGATTCCTTTGGCCAAGGTGCTGATGGGCCAGGACCCGAGTGTCATTAAGACCATTCAAGCGGCGCAGTACACCACCGAGAACACTCCGCGTGGGCACTGGCATAACGATAGGGATTCTGACGTAACACTTGTGGTTGCACTAACAACAACTCACGAGGGCGGCGGAACTTTGGTCCACACGGGACCATTCACGAAAAACATCTTGGTCCCACAGTTGCCTGTAGGTCACGGGATGTTCTTTAACGGAAAGGCTAATCGGCACTACGGAATGCCTGTAACGGCAGGGGAGAGAAACTTGTTGGTTCATTGGAGCGAAGTTAAATGAGAGATTCTTTTAGTGCTGGGGAGTTTATCAAGACGGACCCGTACAACACCCAACTAAGGGCGGATCAAACAGCAACGAAAACCAAGAGTAGCACAGCGCCGTCATTTGGCAAGCCTGTAAGTACACTTCGATTCAAGGCGATGGTTCCTCGCTATGTACAGCGGGATGGTGTCTTTAAGTCGCTTGCGGAACGCTGTGAATTCAATTTGGGAGTGGGGCCGTGTGGCCGCTTTGTAAAAGGACTTTGGTTCGATTTGTCCTCAAACTTTCTGATCATTACCCAAGAGAGCTACGCCGTGCAGTTTCATACACCGCATGGTTCCCCTGAGTTCAAAGAGTTCACCTATTTAATCACTGACATTACTGGTCGCATCGAGGCTGTTTGTATCTGATCCCATTCCGCTGGTTTAAAAACCCCCACTAAAAGCACTACCCACTATATGAGCCTTAACCCTTAGAGACTTCTTTAAGTCCTCTTTGCGGGTCTCTGCGCTCTCGATTCAGCAAAACACCTAACTAATTAGTTGGAGGCCGTAAAGGCTTCTAAGGGATTCGCATGTCCGCAGTAAACAAGATTCAACCAACTAAGCACGACTTTAGCGAGATTACGGATAAAGCCTCTTGGGCCTTCGAGACACTTTCAGGGATGTACGGGCCGGATCTTGCGGCGACCCAGCTTGCCCTGGAGCACGAAGCCTACACACTGGGCGAAGAGCGTTTCCATAAAGCACTTGAGCGTCAAATTGATCGCGGAGAGTTTGCCGATAACGCCACCGCTAAGCATGTATTGACCTCCCTTGTTCCTATGATGATGACGGCCTTTGATAACTGGGTTGAACACCAAGTAACGAAGGTCCGGCGCAAGCATGTGGGCCTTCAGTTCTTCCAGATGGTCAAGTCGGAGAACGTAGCGGCCATCACGGTGAAAATCGTACTGAACACCGTAGCCAAGAAGGGACCCCAAAGCGTGCAGAGTCTGGCCGTTGCCCTTGGGCGTGGTCTGGAGGAAGAAGCCCGCTATGGCCGCATTCGTGAGCAGGAGGCGGAACACTTCAACAAGCGTATCCGTCCGGCCCTCAACAAGCGCAATGGCCACACCTACAAGGTCAAGTTCCTTGAGAAGGTTGAGGCACACATGCAGGAAGCCAACGAGATTCAATCGTCGTGGACCGCATGGGACTCCGTTGAGAATGACGTTGCGTACTTCATGGGGATTCGCCTGTTAGAGCTGCTCATGGAGTCCACTCAGTTGGTCGAGATGAAGCGTGAGAACGCAGGCAACGTAAAGCTCGACGGTGAGTTCATCTACCTGACTCAGGCGTGGTCCGACAAGCTCTGTAACCGGGCTTTCTCTCTGGCTGGAATCACTCCGCGACATCAACCAATGATCGTTCCACCAAAAGAGTGGACCAAGATGATTGGCGGGGGCTACTGGGCCAAAGGCCGCAAGCCAATCCCGTTGATTCGTGTGCGCTCGAAGCGTGCCCTTCAGCGTTACCGTGACGTGTCCATGCCTGAGGTCTACAAGGCCGTCAACATCGCTCAAGCCTCAGCATGGAAGGTCAACACGAAGGTTCTTGAAGTCGCCAAAGCGATCATGGAGTGGAAACACGTTCCAATCGACAAGTTCCCAACTGCTGACCGTGAAGAACTGCCGATCCAGCCAGACGGCATTGGGGAAGACCCGGTGGTCCTGAAGGCGTGGAAGAAAGAGGCAGCCGGTGTCTATCGCCGTGACCGTGCTCGTGTGAGCCGTCGCCTGTCCTATGAGTTCATCATTGAGCAGGCCGAGAAGTTCGCTGACTACGAGGCTATCTACTTCCCGTACAACCTCGATTGGCGGGGTCGTGTTTACGCCATCCCGTCGTTCAATCCCCAGGGCAACGATATGACCAAGGGGATGCTTATGGCTTCCGTTGCGGAGCCTGTAGGAAAGGACGGTATCGAGTGGCTCAAGATTCACGGGGCCAACTGTGCGGGCGTCGATAAGGTCGATTTCAGCCAGCGCAAGAAGTGGGTAGAGGACAACGAAGAGTTGATCCTTGAGATTGCACGGGACCCTCTGGGCCAGCCTGAGTGGACCAAGATGGACAGCCCGTTCTGCTTCTTGGCGTTCTGCTTCGAGTGGGCCGGTGTGGTCGAGCATGGCGAACTCTGGGAGTCGGCTCTACCGATTGCCTTTGATGGTTCTTGCTCAGGCATTCAGCACTTCTCGGCAATGCTGCGAGACGAGCGGGGCGGTCGTGCGGTGAACCTGCTTCCTTCTGATGAAGTACAGGACATCTACCGGCTGGTCGCTGAGGAGGTCATTGAGAAGGTCAAAAAGGACCTGATCGAAGGGACTGAAGACAGCGTGCAGCTCATCACCAACGAGAAGACCGGCGAGATAACAGAGCGCCGCATTCTGGGTACTCGGACCCTCGCACAGGGTTGGATGGGCTACGGGATTAGCCGTAAGGTGACTAAGCGTTCCGTTATGACACTGGCCTACGGCTCAAAGGCCTTCGGTTTCACCGATCAGGTCCGTGACGACATCATCCAGCCGGCAATCGACGACGGTGATGGTGCTCAATGGTTTCCAGACGCTCAGCAGTGCGCTCGCTACATGGCCAACATGATTTGGGACTCTGTGAGCGTCGTTGTGGTGAAGGCCGTTGAGGCCATGCTGTGGCTACAGAAAGCGGCGAAGCTCCTGGCTACTGAGGTCACCGCGACCAAGAAGACCAAGAAGAACCCTGAGCCGGAAATCCTGAAGCCTTGCATGCCTGTTTACTGGGTGACGCCTGATGGGTTCCCGGTTTGGCAGGAGTACATGAAGCCGATTCAGCGTCGTGTTGAGCTGATGTTCCTTGGGACTATCCGCCTGCGCTCCACGGTCAACATCAAGGATTCGGACATTATCGATGGGCCTAAGCAGGAATCGGGTATCTCTCCGAACTTCGTACACAGCCAAGATGGGTCCCACCTCCGCAAGACGGTCGTTAAGGCTTCGGAAAGCTACGCCGTAGAATTCTTTGCGTTGATCCATGACAGCTTCGGGACCATCCCAGCGAAGGCCGGGAAGATGTTCAAGGCCGTTCGGGAAACGATGGTTGAGACGTACACCGAAAATGATGTTCTCGATGACTTCCGTGAACAGTTCATGGAGCAGTTGCATGAATCCCAACTGGAGAAGATGCCACCACTGCCAACCAAAGGAACCTTGGATATCACCAAGATTCTGGAGAGCGAATTTGCGTTCGCCTAATTAAAAACCCCCACTAAAAGCACAACAGAGCCTCACTGAGATTAACCGTCTCGTGAGGTTTTTTAGTGCCTGAAATTTAAAAACCCCCACTTAAAGCACAACCAACCTTTCCCTATTTCAGGAGTTTTTTCGATGCAGTCCACTCAAGCCGTTCAACGTAATGCCCGCACCTCTAAGCGCCGTCCAGAAGAAGAGATGGAAGCAGTAAGAAGCCGTCGCGGCAAGTTGAACAAAGTGCAGCGTCAAGCCCGTCATAACTGGGAGTCGGCAGAATGAGCCAAATCACTGTCCGCACTTCGTATTCCAAGCTCGACAAGAAAACCTTCCGCTTCGACACGGTTATCTCTGTTCAAGGTGCGCAGGGTGTCCCACAGACACAGCTTGTCGATAAGCGTGAACTTCGTTCCCTTCGCTTTATTACAGCCAAGAACGACGCTGACCGCTGCGAGCAGTTTGCAAAGTTTCTGAACGACACCGTTGAGATGAAAGTTAAACGCGCTATCTCGAACACCATCACGAAGGTTCAACTCCTCAGCAAGGAAGCTAAATAATGGCCGCTCAAGAAGTAATCATTGCTACTAACCCACACCGTCCCGTGGACTTCAACGAAAAGGCGCTTTCAAAGATTCTCGGAGAGACGTATTTGATCGCTGATGTAAAAGAAGATGGGGTCAGGTTGAACTTGTGTGTTCGCCCTGATATTGACGGTTACTGGGGTGCGGACTGGCTCTCTCGTGAGGGTAAACACTTCCCGGCGTTACTTGCTGAAAACCATCATCAGCCGTTGTCGTTCGACGAGCGTTGGGGCCAGTTCTTTGATTTGGACGAGGCGCTGTTTCCTGAGGGCTTCATGTTGGACGCCGAGCTGCGCATTGACGACTTGCCTTGCAAGGACATCGCCGGGACTTTGCGTCGTCATGAAGACATCGACCTGAGCCGCTTGAAAGTGATCGTCTTCGGGATCGTCCCGATGTCTGTAATTCGCTCGGGTGAAACCTACGACGTGACGCACAGCGTCATGAAGTACCACGTTGAGTATCAAGTGAAGCTGCTTCAAGAGCGCTTCCCTGAAATCGCGTGGTCAGTCGTTGAGTCCCTCGATTGCTTCAGCATGGTCGAGGTCGAGGCGTTCTATGGCGCAGTCCGTGAGCGGAAGCTTGAAGGGATCGTGCTGAAGGACCCTAACGGTGTCTGGAAGCGCTCAAAGCAGAACGGCATGTGGAAGATGACCCCGAACGATAACGAAGACGGAAAGGTGGTTGGTCTGGTCTGGGGCTCTGAAGGCCTCGCTAACGAGGGCAAGGTGATCGGCTTCGAGGTTCTCCTTGAGTCTGGGCACGTTGTGAATGCCTGCAAGATCAGTCGCCTGCAAATGGAGACATACACGGTAGCGGTGATTACTGCATGCCGGTCGAAGTATGGGCCGCTGGACTACCCGTACAACATGCTGTTCCTCCCTGAGCAGCAGAAGACAGCCGTAAACCCATTCGAGGGCCACACCGTGAAGGTCACCTTTATGGAGCGCTACCCCGACGGGTCTTTGCGTCACCCATCTTTCGATTCTTTCCGGGGCATCTCGGACCCAAGGATTAAGGAGTGACTATGTACGACTTTGTCTGTGTCGCTCTTGCCTCAATCGTCTTTTACGGCCTGATCGTGCTGTGCATTGCGCTCACGACGGATGATCGGAAAGACCCGCGCCGTAACTGAATCAACTTAAAGCACCCAACCACATCACCTACCCAAAGGAGGTCTCCGCGTGGCCGAAACATTCCTGCACCACAACAAAGGTGTTCCAAAGCTGGCCTATACGGTCCGCATTAATCGGGCAATCAACCATGTGGCCCTGAAGCCGTACAACAAGGTCCTCAAGGATGCGAAGGACGGTGACACCTTCATCGTGACCAAAGCGACCTGTGCGAACGCCCGCAAGTTGGGCCGTGTGAAGCTCGCACCGTACACCGGCAAGTGGCCTCGCTGTGCGTTGGTCTGGCAGGTCATTAAGGAGGTCGTGAATGACTGACTTGTTGGCCTTGAACAGCATCCGGGGGAAGTCGGGTAAGGACACCCTAATTGGTCTGCTGGAGTCCGAGGGCCGCACGGTCTTTCGGGTTGCCTTTGCGGACATCCTGAAGAAGCAATGCGCCGAGGTTCTCTGTGGTGGCCAAGGCTTCGCCGAGCGCTACGAGCAGGAGATGCACAGCGGCGTTAAAGACCGTCCGCAAAACGGCCTCGCCATCCAGTTCATCCCTAACAGCAACTATCGGGGATGGCTGTGGCTGAAGTCGGGCGAAGACCGTGAGGAGCCTCGCTCACTCCGCTGGCACCTTCAAAAGTACGGCACCGAGTACCGCCGTGAGTTCTGTAAGGAACCTGACGTCTGGCTCGACCTTGGGATGCTCGAAGTCCGCAAGGGTCTCGACCTGGGCGTGGACCATGTAGTGGTCACTGATTTGCGGTTGCCGAACGAGTTCAAGGCGCTAACGAAAGGGGCCCACACCCAGCAACCAAACCCTAACGCGTTCTCTTGGAGCGTTCCAAAAGTTCGCACGGTTCGGATTGTTCGCGACTGGTTCATCCCCGGCGTTGACGACCCTGCGTATCACATCTCTGACATCGCCCTACTGGCGCACCCCTTCGACGCTCTCGTAGTGAATCGACTGGGCGAACCGTGGGCAATGCTCGACCAACTAAAAGAACAAGGAGTAATCAACTAATGGAACAAGCAATGAAGACCTTTAAGGCCACCGTGCAGATTGACGACCATGTAGACGAAGTTACTGTCTATGCGGTTAGCCTGGACGCTGCATGGGCTCAAACTGAAACCATGTTTACCAAAGCGACAGTCACTCGTATTCGCCCTGCAATTGCTCCTAACGTGGACCGCTTCGAGGTCACCCTTTGAATCGCGCTCAGGGCAATGGTCGGGCCAAACCCGATGGCTTTCTACACCTGAACAACTACAGCCACGTCCGGCAGTCTGGACTTGCAGGTGTTCTTTACGAACGCCTAATGACCGAAAAGCAACAGGAGCTGGTCGAGTTGACGTTGTTGGAATTGGCTGCGAATCAGGTTTCCGTCACTGAGAACTTCGCGCACTTCAAACACGATGTCTGGCGTTTTAAGAAGTCGTTTCTAAAGGACCACTTTATTCACGTCGTCTATTCCGTGTTTCGTTCGGTCCGCAAGTCGGCCGCTCAAGAGGTATCCATGGCTATTAGTCGTGAAGAACTCCAAAGCGAATCCCGCAAGGTTATTCAACCAAGCTTTCGCTGATGATCTAAAAACCCCCACTTAAAGCAGACCATCCCGAGACTAAGTTTCTCTCTCGGTGGATTTCTGCGCCCTAAATTTGACAAGGAGGCGTAACTAAATGGCAGGTCCACGTAAAGAATTTCTGTTCACCCCTAAAGGTATCGCTGAGCCGTACTGCTCGATTCAAAAGCCGGACTATGGCAACCCTGAAAAGGGCTTTGGTAACCCTCGCGGTGAATACAAGGTGAACATCACTTGTTCGTCCGCTGACGCTCAGCCGATTATCGACAAGATCGTTAAGGCTCATGAAGCCAACTATTCGGCGCTGGTTAAACAGTTCGAGAAAGATGAGCCAGCTCTACGCGCCAAGTTGCAGAAAGGCAAGAAGCTGCTGGAACCCTATGAGGGCGACATGCCGTTCTTCGAGAATGACGACGGCACGGTTACCTTCAAGATCAAGGGCTATGCGTCGTACCTCGACAACAAGACCCAAGAGTCCAAGGCCATCGTCCTCAAGGTCGTTGACGCCAAGGGCAAGCGCATCGAGAACGTTCCGGCCATCTCGGGCGGCTCTGAGCTGAAAGTCCGTTTCTCTCTGTTCCCCTATGGCTGGTCCAACGTGGCCGGTGCATCCGTGAAGCTGCAAATTGACAGCGTAATGCTCATCACCCTGAAGGAGTTCAACTCCGATGAAGGCGACTGGGCTGAAGAAGCTGAAGATGGTGGCTATGAAGCCCCAGGCGCCGAACAAGGCTGGTCTCAGGGAGAACAGGACCAAGGCCATGCAGGTGAAGAAATCCCGGACGACGATTCCGGCGACTTCTAATAGTGGCCGCTTTCGGTCGCTATGCCGGACCTCGGAGAGCCCCACAAGCGGGCTTCCGTTCGGGTCTGGAGGAGAAGAACAGCGAACTGATGGACATGCACGGTATTCCTTACACCTTTGAACAACATTGGATCAACTACACGATCCCCGCCAGAACAGCTAAGTACCTACCGGACTTCATTCTGGGCAACGGAATAATCATTGAGTGTAAGGGTATCTGGGAAGTTGACGACCGCAAGAAACACTTGTTGCTTCGTGAGCAATATCCCGAGCTGGACATTCGACTGGTCTTCTCATCGAGCAGGGCCAAGCTCTATAAGGGTTCACCTACAACCTACGGGGAGTGGTGTGAGAAACATGGTATTCAATTCGCAGACAAGTTAGTCCCAATAACTTGGATGAAGGAGAAGAAGAAACAGATTCCTGAAGGGATTCTGAAAGAAAAAGGAGCGTAACTATGGCTCGTGTGCAATTCAACAAGCGGGAGGTGACGAACCTAATCGTTATTCACTGTGCTGCGACCAAGCCTTCCATGGATATTGGTCTGCGTGAGATTCGCCAGTGGCATGTACAACAAGGCTGGCTTGATGTTGGCTACCACTACATTATTCGACGCGATGGCACTGTAGAAACAGGCCGTCCTCATGATGTCGTTGGGTCCCATGTAAAAGGCCACAACTTTGAATCTGTGGGCATCTGCATGGTTGGCGGTATTGACGATGCGGGCGAGCCTCAAGACAACTTCACGGGCACTCAATGGGTAGCTCTTAAAGCGCTCGTTCACGAAGTTTCTACCAATCTCTATCCAAGCGCCCATGTCGTTGGCCATCGTGACCTGGACTCAGGCAAAGCGTGTCCTTCTTTTAACGTGGCTGCATGGCTCGTTAGTTCTCGCAATAAATCCTAAACAACTCTGTTAGGCGGGCCTTATGGCTCGCTTTAACGGCAATTTCACTTATTAACTTAGGAGGCCGACTCATGTCTGTGAATCGTGAAACTCTACAAGGAGCTTTTGATATCGTCCAACTGCTACATAAGCATGGTATCTCGGCAATTATCGCGGGCGGTGCAGCACGAGACATCTTCTTTGGCGTTGCCCCAAAAGACGTTGACGTTATCTGCGCAGGTGTCGGCCACGAGACGGTTACTGAAGTTCTCGAAGGCGCTCTGCTCAACTTCAAGAAATTCCCCAAGTACCACACAGGTTCCGACTCGGACCGTTTGGCCGGGGTCTGGAAGATCGACGGTTGTGATATTGACGTGATCCTGTACGACACCGACTGCGTGTCTGAGGCAATCCAGAAGTTCGACTACAACCTGAACCAGTTCGCAATCGTCGGGATTCACCGGGGGATCGAAGCGGCCTATGTGCGCTTCATGGGTGACAAGTGTTGGTCCAATCTGGTCCGCCTGCGTGATGACGCTCGCGGTCCTCGCGCCGCCAAGATGGAAGAGAAGTGGTTTGATCTTGCATGGCGACGGACTGCCGGGGAGTCCTTAGAGGCGCCTGTGGGTGGTCCCGATGGACTCTACTGACCAGCCCGAAAGCGAACTGCTCTACAAAGGTCCCTGCACGAACGTCGATGAGTGTTCATCCAGTGACGGCATGGGCACTTACTCGGACGGACACACCTACTGTTACGTCTGCCAGCACTACACCCCCGGCGATGGTTCCGAGTCTCATAGCACTCGAGCGAGCACCAAACGCGCTGACGGCACGATGTCGATGCTGGACCATCAAGGCCGCTTTCAGGACTTGCCTAAGCGGGGCCTTCAACAGGCTATCTGCAAACAGTACGGATATTGGGTAGGTAAGACCCACAGCGGGAAGAACATTCAGGTTGCTGACTACCGTGACGAACACGGGAACTTGGTCGGCCAGAAGATTCGAGACGCTGATAAGAACTTTTCTTCCACCGGCAAGCATGGTGCTGACTGCCTTTTCGGCAAGCATCTGTGGTCTGGTGGCAAGAAGATCATCATCACGGAAGGCGAGATTGATTGCCTCACAGTTGCGCAGTTGCAGGGCGGGAAGTATCCCGTTGTGTCACTGCCCACAGGCGCCCCTTCAGCCCGTAAAGCCTGCGCGAAGAACTACGAGTACCTCGATACGTTCGACGAAATCATCCTCATGTTCGATATGGATGACGTTGGCCGAGCTGCTGCCATGGACGCCGCTGAGGTTCTTCCGGCTGGCAAGGTGAAGATCGCCGTGCTTCCCATGAAGGACCCCAACGAGTGCGTCATGAACGGCCAGGCTAAGGCTGTGATGGATGCCATGTGGAACGCTGCTCCATTCGTCCCTGACGGTGTGGTCTCAGCGAAGTCCTTGAAGGAACGCATCAAGAATAAGCAGGACATCCCTCGGATTCCACTGGCGGGACCTGCCGAACTGCGCCGTATGACCAAGGATTCCCGAGCAGGCGAACTGCTAATGGTGACCTCTGGGTCAGGCATGGGCAAGTCAACCTTCGTCAGGCAGAACGTCTACAACTGGTTCCAAACGCACGGCCTTGAGGTCGGTGTTGCGATGCTCGAAGAGTCCGTTGAGGAAACCGTTGAGGACCTCGTGGGCTTGCACCTTCGCCGTCGTTATCGCCAGAACCCCGACGGTACGACCGAGGAAGAGTTTGACGCGGCTTTCGACGCCATCTTCGAGACGGACAAGCTGTTCCTCTACGACTCCTTCGCGGAATCCGTAGAAGACCGTTTGATGTCGAAGCTGCATTACATGGTCAAGGGGCAGGGCTGCAAGGTGATCGTGCTGGACCACATTTCAATCGTGGTGTCTGGCATGGATGACAACGGCGATGAGCGCAAAACCATCGACCGCTTAATGACCAAGCTGAAGACCTTCGCCAAGACCAACGACATCCTCATGGTCGTTATCTGTCACCTGAAGAACCCCGAGAAAGGCAAAGCCCACGAAGAAGGCCGTCAGGTCTCCATCACTGACCTGCGTGGCTCTGGGTCTTTGCGGCAACTCAGCGACACCATCATAGCCATGGAGCGAAACCAGCAAGGGGACTTCCCCAACGTGGTCACGATCCGGGTCTTGAAGTGCCGCTTCACTGGGGACACTGGCGTAGCTGGTTACCTCATTTACAACAAAGAAACCGGATGGCTCGACGAGACCCCCGATGGCTGGACACCTGAGGGTGACACCGGCTGGGCGGGCGAAGAGGAAGAA